CCTGTCTCATCGGTGCAGGTGGGGCAGTTCCTGCAGACCGCCGCGCGGGCGGTTCGCAGCTGACGGTCATTTCTGACCGTTTCGGCTTTTTTATCTATGCTCGATATAAAACCTTTTTCTTGTTTCTGCTGGAATAACTAAATTTATAAAATCTTCTGCAAGCACAAGCGAGTTAAAAGCAGCCACAACATTCTTGTATTCCGGTTCAAATTTTGATGCTTTGGTTCTGACAACCACTAACCAATTTAATTCATTCATAAGATCTCCTCCTTGGATAATATTTTTGATTTCCTGTTGGTATTATAATATCACTTTAAAAAGAAATATGCAAGTCATTTTATAACTTTTTTTAGAAATATTTTTGTTGACTTTTAAATCCTACTATATTATTATAAAAAATGAAAAAACAATATAGAAAGGAGATGTTATAATGATTAAATATCGCTTTAACGTCGGTGATGCTTTAGAGCGTGCTGGGTTTAATACATATAAAGCCAAAACAAGCGGATTATTAAGCCAAGACACGCTTAAAAAGATTAAAAACGAAGACACAAATATAAGTGCTAAATCATTGAATAGCCTGTGCTTAATCCTTGATATGCAGCCCAAAGACATATTTATATATGAGGAGACAGCGGAAGACCTGGAACAGAAAAATAAAATTTAAAAACTTTTAAAATATCGCTTGCAAAAGTGATAAACATATGCTATTATAATATTGTCGAAAGGCAATAGGCGAAAGCCAGAAAGGGGAATCATGGACGAAGATATGAGCGTATTTAAAAGTTACTTAAGAAGACTTTTACAGGATCTGAAAGACCTTAAGGAAGTATTGAAGGCTAAGGATTATGAGAAAGCTGAAAAAATGGTTGACCGCCTCATAGACGATACCCAAAAGGGCATAGAGGACAATTAAGCACCAAGCAACAAAGGGCGGCGCAAAAGCCGCCCAGTAACCAATAAACAAGATAAAAAAAGGAGAATGAATTATGACAGATGTCGAGATTTTAATGAAAAACGGATGCACAAAAACAGAAGCAGAAAAGCACTTGAAAAACGGATCAACGATTTTCACAGACTTCGAAGAGAATTTCACGCAATATATGGATGAATGGGGAGTTGATGAGGAAGAACGGGAAGAATACAAGCAGATGATAGAAGGAAAGAAGATTCTCCCTGATTGGGGAATAGTAAAAGATGCTGGGAAAGTTTACTATATCGCATACTGCTTATAAAAGCTAGAGAAAGAGAGGTTTTGCCTCTCTTTTTTGATTTATTTTAACGTTTATGCTTTAAAGCGATAAATTTTGTATACAGAATGGATACGAAATGGAAACGTAGATAAGATTAGATTAGTATATTCTCTCCAATACATTGTATTTTTTTATCAAGGAGTAAATATTATATAGTATATATCAACAGTACAAAAATCATAAACTATATATTTTAACACGCGCGGATATATATATGCGATATACCCAGTAGTTTAAATTTATACTTGACAAGGGTATGCACAAATGATATTGTTATCGTAAATTAAAAAGCATCCGGGCAACAGAGAGCGCACAGGACCCGGAGAACGGAAACGGAAGTCATGCAGCCGATACAGTTAAGATCTTGATGATCTCGATTGTATCGGTTTATTTTTATGGTCCAGAAAGGAGGTATATATATGTCAGATGCACAGAGAGCGGAAAGAGTAGATATAGACGAGATATACAAAGATGACATTGACAAATATATACACCTCTGGATGGATGACAGAAATATAACGGATATGTGCAAGGTATCACAAAATAGGTGGTATAACTGCTGCCAGTATGTATGCGAACATGTGTTTAAAGTTAATCCTGTATATCTTATGCAGGATAATGCTTTAAATTATTATGACAGTAAAAAAGTAAATGATATATTAGACTTATATGTCAATCTGTGCAATGATTATGAAAAGGTGATAAATATTGTTGGATTCACTTTTTTTACAGGCATACACAGGGACACACTAAACGATTGGAGCCATAAGGCACTAAGTTCAGAGCATTCCGACATTTGCAAAAAGATTGACGAAATGAGAGAGGAAAGTCTTGTTGGTTTACAGACCTCTGGGAAGAACAACCCAATGTGTTACATGCCATCGCTTAACAAGTACTGTGGGTTTAACATGCCTGGAGTAAGAGATCAGACGTCAGCCAGAAGGGTCGCAACAGCGGCAGAACTTCCTCGTTTGGATGGTTCAAATTGTGCAGGATTGCCAAACAACTCCGACAATTCGGATTGAAAACAGCGGGAAAAACGCAATAGACAATTCAAACAATTTAAACCCCAGTATTTAAAGGATTTGGAAGACATTGGAACGTAAACACATTACGAAAAACATGAGTTTAACGAATAGTTATAGAATTGCACGAACAATTAGAACAATTTAAAACAAAGGCAAACGCCGGAAGAAGCAGCCAGCAGACAGGGGAGGGGGTTGCAAAAGCCCAGAAGGAGCTGCCTACTAAGTCACTCAAATATCCACAAAAACAAAAAGGCCTGTCTATCATGGAGGGAATATATGAGACCACTTAAAATTGTTGCACCAATAGAATCGGATTCTGAAATTAGTTTCCGGGATATGGTTAATAGAAAAATAGAATGCTTGACCGAAGTACATTCGGAAGTTGTAGACGTAAAGTATTGGGATATACAGAATCGGATATAGCACATGGTATAGTGCGATAATACTTTATCGATAATCACATCAAAGACAATCAAATCAAATTCACATCAGATAAATTTCAAAAATTACACTCGATAATAAAATTCAAAAAGATTCCAAAAGGCAGCAAATAAAATGTTAGAAATGTGTTTTAATTGCGATTATTGTGAAGAGCAGAATGGAGATTACTTTTGCACAAACAATGAGAGCGAATATGTCGGAGATTATGTAGAAAAAGAGTTTTCTTGTCCGGATTGGGATGGATCGGAGGAAGATGAATGAGGGTTGTGTCACAGAAAAAAGATGCTTCATATGATTTTGACCGGACCGAATTTAGAACAAGCTATGAATGCATAAGCGCTACTTTTGATGGAAGAACTTTTGTCATTGGGAAATATGCTACACCAGAACGAGCGGCAGAAGTATTTATGGACATGCATAAAGCATATGCGCCTGTACAGGTAGTTTGCACAAATATGGACGAGAAACAAGTCTCTGCATTAGTTGCAGCATCTCAAAATGCACCGATTAGATGCGTCAAGATGGATGATCCAAGGATGGCAGTAACAGTATTTGATAACCTTGTTTACTATATGCCGGAGAAATAGATTGCTTGCATTGCTCGTTTGCCAAATGGTAAGACACTGGGTTTTGATCCCAGCATTTATCGGTTCGAGTCCGGTACGATCAGTTTTGAAAATGGAGGTAAATCATGTTGATTTTAAAAACAGTCATAACAACATTTGATGCCCTTGCTATTTTGACGTTTTTCTTGCTTGGAAGAGATAACAGCAACGAAAAGGACGCTGTGGCAGTCTGGGGATCACTTATTGCATTGTTTCTTGTCAATATATTTGCAATTTGGAGATGATGATATGGTTTTTTATGACCCAGTATTTGGTATTTGCTTCCTGCCGGAGATTTTAACTACGGTCGGAAGAATACATATAAGCAGAAAAAAACATACGGGAGAAACCGACGTTCTGGATCTTGACAGTGACGCTGAGCACCAGTCTGAGAAGTCGGAGCATCCAGTATAGCTTAAGTCCACTGGCATTCGGTTTTTGCAAGAAAAAACTCGGCGCAAGCAATTATTCGGTGTTAGTGGACGTCGGCAAAATAAAAAGATCAAAAATACTATCATAAACGGCGCGCTATGCGCGCTGTGACGGAACGTAGCGCAGATGGTAGAGCACTCGGCTTATATCCGAGCGGTCGCAGGTTCAAGTCCTGCCGTTCCGATTGAGAGATAAGTGTAAAGCTTATCTCGGAATACGAAAAGTTCGTATTTCTCCTTTCGCCACTAGGACGTTTCTGTTAAGGACGGTGCGAGACCGTCCGGTGGCGTTTGCCGCGAAGTACGGCAAGGCGGAAGACCGCTTGGTGTTGGATGATGGTTGTCCCGTAATTTGCTGACGAGCAATACAGGCGGATTCCTATTGATAGTTCGGGCATCTATCCCACGGTGCCTGAGCTGTCAAAAATACAATTAGGCTGTGGCGGAAAAAGGTAGACGCTTAAGCATAAGACAACCACGCTTTGGTTAGGAACAAGTCATTGAATTAACAAGGCAATGAAGGAACCTGTTAAGGGTGTTACCCGTTGTGGAAAGTCGTTGTTATGTGAGGTGCAAATCCTCACCAGCCTATTTCCTGTGATATCGCACAGGATAGTGCAACGCATGGCACGAAAAATATGATTGCTAACCGTCGTATGGCGGTTTTCGTGGATGGCAAGAAAGGTATTTGCCGGAGTAAGACGCTTCGTGAAACTGATAGTCGAAAGGTTTCAAGTGCAAGGTTCAAGCCCTTGCTCCACGATGGTGCCGAGCTGATTGATACTTTGATTGAGGTATAAATATGGTTTTAAATTGTGCAAATTGTGGCGCACCAATTGAAAGTGACAAGAAAGCGTGCCCTTATTGCAAAACTCCATATGGTTTCCGTACGAAGATAGAAATGGAACCATATATTGATTCAAACGGAAGGATTTGCAGACATGAACCGGAAATGATAGAAGTAACAACTTTGGAAGATTGTGAACCTAGGTTTATGAGGAAGTAATTGAAATGTGTAAATTTTGCAAGAATTACGATAATAACAGAATATTCGGCGCTAATATTCCCATTCAGAAGTGTGCAAATGAAACAAATTTGACAAATGCACAAATTATGATGAATACAGGGGACAAAGTCCCCGGAATTGTGATTTATTCAAACCACTGTATGGCGAAAGGATACTTTGATATTGCATTTTGCCCGCTGTGTGGAAGAAAGTTGGCGGAAAATGATTAAGGATTGTTCAATTTGCAAATATTGTGATGAGGATTTTATTTTTGAAGAAGAGACAGGGGAAGAATATCCGTTTTATGAATGCCAAAAAGGGAATGACACATCACTTGACTATGAGTGCAAAGATTTTGAAAGGTTTATGAAAAATGATTGTAAATATCAATAACAGCACATACGAGATGAACAGCAAACAGTACAAAGCAGTTCTTGATACGGCGAGCAAAGCGGTTACCTGCGGCATATACGCCATTGAGAAGAACAAGGTAGCAATCATGCTTCGAGAGGAATATAAAAGCAAGGAAGAGCTGAAACAGGCAGTTGGTAATTATACGGCGAAAGGGTTCAAGGTGCATTGGAAATGAAAAAAAACACGTTCAAAAATTATAATCAAAACTAGAAAAGGCGGTTACACAAAGATTTATTCCAACGGAAAATGGCAAAAGAGAGTGTATAATATTGATTTCCATGCTGACTGCACGCCATTGAGATACCCATACATAAAAATTTCTTGCGAATTTGATAAGAATAAGACTGATGAAAACGGTTCGGTTATTTACGACCCGGAAAAAGAAGAATTTGCAAAAGAACACGTAGTTGCAAGAATTTAGTGGGGGGCGATATTGTGAAAATATCAGAGATGAATAAATGTATTGAAGAAATGCGAAAATGCTACAATTTTAAAGATGATGAAACAGAAATTAGACTTGTAAATGAGATAAACCATGATGACAAATGTGTTTATATTAGTACAAGAGATGAAAATGGAACAACAATTGAAATGACAAGGTATGTAGATGAATTAGTAAATGTTTAGTTGCTGATTATCAGCGGAAAGGGTGACATATCATGGCTGATTTGAAAATATTTACAGAAAATATAGAACAGGAAGCGTTAAATCAGATATATACGCTTGTAAAACAGCCAGCATTTTCGGATTGTAAGATAAGAATTATGCCAGATGTTCATGCAGGAGCAGGGTGTGTTATAGGGTTTACTGCTGATTTAGGAGAAAAAGTAATACCGAACATTGTTGGAGTTGACATAGGCTGTGGGATGCTTACTACAAACTTGGGGAATATTGATATTGATTTTGAGAGATTAGATAAAATCATTAGAGAATATGTTCCAAGTGGTAGAAAAGTTCATGAAGAAGAAAACACACCTGTCGCAAGTGATATTATTGAAAAGTTATATTGCAAGAAAAAACTGAAAAATATAGATTGGCTTAAAAGAAGTTGCGGAACATTGGGCGGCGGCAATCATTTTATCGAAGTTGATGTTGATAGCAAAAACAATAAATATCTTGTTATTCATTCGGGAAGTAGAAATGTCGGAAAGCAAGTTGCAGAAATATATCAGCAAATGGCAATTGATGATATTTCGGGAAAATCAAATTTTAAACAAGATAGTGAGAAATTGATTGCTGAATACAAAGAATGTAAAAGAGAAAAAGAAATTAGTAAGGCTATCAAAGAATTAAAGCAGTCCTACGAAACAAATACAACTAAAATCCCTAGAGAGTTATCGTATCTTGTTGGAGAACATAGAGAAATGTATTTGCACGATATGAAATTATGTCAAAAGTTTGCGGAAATTAACAGAAGAGCCATTCAGAGCATTATTTGTTATTATATGTGCTGGGAAGTTACAAAAGAAACGGAACGATTTCAAACAATTCACAACTACATTGAACACGATACAAATATTGTTCGTAAAGGTGCTATTTCTGCAAAAACAGGGGAAAAAGTACTAATACCAATAAACATGCGTGACGGTTGCATTTTGGGAATTGGCAAAGGAAATGAAGATTGGAATTATTCAGCACCACATGGAGCAGGACGAACAATGAGCAGGTCAAAAGCAAAAGAAAGTGTTTCGCTGGAAGAGTATCAAAAAACAATGAATGGAATATTTACAACATCCGTAAATACATCTACGATTGACGAATGCCCTATGGCATATAAAACAATGGATGAAATAATTGGAAATATAAAAGATACTGTTGAAATAGTTGACATTATAAAACCGATTTACAATTTCAAAGCAAACGAATAAAAACATTACCGGCTAACAAACGGAGTTAGTCGCTAACCAACAAAAATTATTGGCAGAGGTCTTAAGGCACTTCTGCTTTTTGCGGAGGTGCTTTTCTTTTGGCAAGTTCAAGCCTAATTTCCAAAGTAAATGGATATGAAAATTACATACAGGTGCATGGCATTGATGAACAGGTTATGGATGCCATGGCAGAAGCGGCAAGGGTAGCCATTCTGACGGAAAAGGATGTTGAGTATGGATTAAAGGTTTCTGCCAGATCAAAAGAACTGACGGAGCAGTTTATCTTTCAATCTACAGGTGGCACACCATGGGATTTAGAGAAATATTCATTCCAAAACAAGATATCTTATGAAATTCTGGACAAATATTACGGAATTTTGCTTTTGGAAGCGCAAAACAAAGTTGTGGACAGTGCTTTTCGATATCTGGAAAAGAAAAGAGACCCAAAAGAACGGTTTTATATGCCGAGAAGAAAGCAATTTTTGAAAATTGGTCTTACAGAAGCATTGCAGGGAATGATTGATGACAAATACGATATTTTGTGCGTATCGCTTATTCCGGGGGCTGGGAAAACAACAGTTGAGAAAATGTTTAATGCTCTTGTTGCAGGATGGTTCCCGAAAGATTTTAGCCTGTTTTATTCGCATAGTGGCGATATTACCAGAATGTATTATGACGGAGTATATGATATTGTCACAAATTCGGATGAATATACATGGAATGAAATTTTCCCGGGGCTTTCTGTGACAAGCACAAATGCGAAGATGGAGCAGTTTAATGTCGGGAAGTACAAATCGTTTCCATCCGTACAATGTACGTCTGTTGGAAGCAAAAACGCCGGTAAGGTTCGTGCGTCTAAGTTTCTTCTGGTAGATGATATGATTGGCGGCATTGAAGAAGCTATGAATCCGGCAATACTTGATAAATTGTGGGATAAATACGCTGTAGATGCCCGCCAGAGAAAGATACAGGACACCGACGGTAAGAACTGCAAGGAAATACATATAGCCACCAGATGGAGCGTACACGACGTTATAGGGCGCATACAGAATATGTATGAGGGAAACCCGCGGGTAAAGGTAATAGCTGTGCCGGATGTAGATCCAAAAACCGGAGAGAGCAATTTTGATTATGAATTTTCTGGGTTTACGAAAGAATTTTTTGAGGATCAGCAATTGTTGATGGATGATATTTCGTATCGTTGCCTTTACAAGCAGGAACCAATCGAACGTGAAGGGCTTTTATTCCCGGAAGATAAAATTCGCCGTTATCTTAATTTGCCGCACGGAGAGCCGAAGATTGTTACGGGACAATGCGATACAAAGGGAAAAGGAACAGACTATTTTGTATTGCCGGTATTACAGAAATACGGAGAAGATTACTACTGCGTAGATTGTGTTTGCGATAACACGGCAGATTATGAGATGCAGTATGAAAATGCAGCAAATGTTTTGACAAACAACAAAGTGCAGGAATGTGAATTTGAGAGAAACGCCGGCGGAGACCGTGTCGCAATGGAAGTAAACAAGCGTGTCGAAAACAAAGGATGGATATGTAATATTACTGACACACCGACGGAGACAAACAAGGAAGCAAGGATTTTCCAGTGCTCTAACTGGATATTGCAGCACGTTATATTCAAAGACCCATCATTATATAAGCCAAATGATCCATATGGAGTAATGATGTCTCTTCTTAAGAGATATTCAGTTTCCGGTAAAAAGCAATTGGATGATGTGCCGGATGTATTTTCAAACTTTGCGCTTAGAGTGACAAATGGAAATAACGTAGCCAAAGTAGAAGCGGCAGTAAATCCGTTTAGGAGGTATTGATATGACAACAAAGGACTATCTAAACCAGATAAGCAGGCTTAACCGGATGATAAATAATAAGCTAATAGAGCTTGCACAACTTAAAGAGCTGGCATGCAGCATATCGTCAATTACAAATGAAGAAAGAGTAATGACAACCCCAAATTTTGACAGGATAGGCGCGAAGCAGGCAAAGATTGATGAAATGGAAAGGAAGATCGATGCACTGGTTGATGATTATATCATTAAAAGAGATCAGATTGTCAGTCAGATAGACAGCATGGAAGATGAGAATGTCTATAATGTGTTGTTTTCAAAGTACATAGAAAAAAAGACATTTGAGGTTATTGCAACCGAAATGAATTACTCATGGAGACAGACAATAAGGCTTCATGGAATTGCATTAAAAAAATTTGAGCAAAAATATGGAGCAACTTATTTGTAAAATGTCATAGAATGTCATATTGAAAAAATGATATAGTTATAATCGAAGAAAGCAACAAAAGTTGAATACTTCACCTCCCCCAATTTAGAAAAGCATCGTAGAGAAATCTCCGGTGCTTTTTCTTTTGCAAAGAAAAGAGGACTTTATGGTATATACACCAAAAACAATATATTGCCCGCGTTGCGGAAGAAAAGTTGCCACACACGATGGGCGTTCAACAATGAACATTTCTGTAGAATGTAGAAAATGCCACAAGAAAGTTGTTTTTTATCCGGAAAATGGAAAAACAGAATTAAAATCCCTTCAAATCCGGTCAACATCCAGTGGGATGACGTTTATTTAGGAGCCAATTATGAATAATAAATCTCTCCAAGATCTTGTTAAGGGCTGTTATGGGCGAAAAATTTTATATACTGATGTTGAAACCATCACAGCAGACAATATTGTCAAGGTGGTGGGAGACTGCATCGGTAATTATTATTACAACAAAACCATAATAGAATACCTATGGCGGTATTACAAAGGAGATCAGCCGATTTTATACCGATTAAAGGTACAAAATGCTGATATTACAAACAAAATAGTAGAAAATCATGCATATGAGATTGTTCAGTTCAAAGTAGGGCAGACATATGGCGAGCCAATCCAGTTTATCAGTCGAAAAGATGATGATACGATTAACAAGGCAGTGGATGCGCTGAACGATTATCTTGTAGACGCAAATAAGCAGGAAAAGGACATTAAAGCTGGTGAATGGCAGTCAGCAACCGGAACATCTTTCAAGGCGGTGAGATTTGCAAATGGAGAAATACCATTTCAGATTGTTGCCCCTACTCCGATGAATACTTGTGTTATTTATAATCGGAGCACGGAAGAACCGGTTCTTGCAGTACAAGAACTTAAGGACGAGGATGGAAGATGGTACAAACTGTGCTATACAGACAGTCATTCATGCAAAATTCAAAATGGAGTAGTTTCTGAATGGAAATTGCACGCATTTGGAAGCATTCCTATTGTTGAGTTTCCAAACAACCATGAAAGAATATCAGACATTGAGCTTGTTATAGGGCTTCTGGATGCCATAAACAACATGCAGTCAAACAGAATGGATGGAATTGAGCAGTTTGTTCAGTACTGGGTTAAGTTTGTGAACTGCGAGATTGACCAAGAGACGTTTGAAAAAATGAAAATGAGCCATGCTTTGACGGTAAAGTCCAACAACAAGGACAACAAAGCCGATGTTGAAATCATGACGCAGGAACTTAACCAGAGTCAGTGCCAGGTGGCAAAAGATGATCTTTGGGACAATGCCTTATCAATTCTTGCCATACCCAACAAGCAGGGGAATACTGGCGGAGATACACAGGGCGCGGTAGAGTTGAGAAATGGATGGGATTTCTCGAAAACCCGTGCAAAGTTAAAAGATCCAATCGTGAAATCAGCAGAAAAAAGGCTTGCAAAAGTTGTTTTAAATGCAATTCGTGTTAAAGATCATGATTTGAACTTGTCAACAAGAGATTTTGATGTGCAAATTAATCATAGCCCGCAGGACAATATGTATACAAAGTCACAAACTTTATATCAGCTTTTAGAGTGCGGCATACATCCTCTTATTGCCATTAAAACGGTGGGGCTTTGGGGAGATGCTGAAAAGACATTCCTCTTGTCTAAGCCATATATAGATGTGTTGTGGAAAACAATTGATAATGCAGAAGAGCAGGAACAAAAAGCACAGGAAATTGTAAATCAATTAAATAAACAGCAAAATAAGACAGCTACCGAGTAATCGGCGGCTGTTTTTATTTTATAAAAATTCGCAAAGTTGTGAGCGTAAAAAACAACAGTGTCATTCGGTGTCGTTGCACCGCAAAAATTCGTAAAGACATATCGGAGGTAATCAATGAAAAGAGAAGAGTTAATTGCAATGGGTATCAGTGAGGAAAATGTTGAGAAAATCATTGCTGATTACGGCAGTGCCGTACAGAGAGAACAGGCAAAAGCAGCAGAGCTTAAGGCAAAGGCAGACAGCGCAGATGAGTTGCAGAAAAAGCTGGATGAAATGGAAGCAGGAAACCTCACGGAACTTGAAAAAGCAAACAAGGCGTTAGAGACAGCAAATCAGCAGATTGCAGATATGCAGAAGAAAAACGCCATCAGAGACCAGCGCGAAGCATTGATGGAAAAGTTAAAAATCAATGCAGAGCAGGCAAAAACGGTCGTCAAAGATGATGGAAGCCTTGATTATGACGCTCTTGGAAAGATTACATCCGAAAAGGAAACCGCAGCAGCGCAGGCAAAGGAACAGGAGATTGCGAATAATTCTGAAAATCCGGGCGGCGGTACTGCAGGTGGAGAGAATAAAAAAACGGCAGATGTTGAAAATGCCGAAAGTATCAGCTTTGGCGAACCGGCAAAAAATGCAGAAGCCAAAGACCATTATGTTTTATAGGAGGTAAATTATGGGAAAACCGATTGAAAGAGACTTTACACAGAGTAAAGGAATTTTAAAATTCTTTCCTTATGAGGGTGCGGCGTGCATCGTTCCGCAGACAATGGTAACAAGTGCAGATGCGAACGGAAAGAAAATTGCAAAGGCAGGAACACCATTTCCTAGCAATGATGCATCTTGCAAAGGATATCTTCTGGAAGATGTTGACGTAACAATGGGAGATGCGCCGGGAACTTATGTATATCAGGGTTCTATTGACAGCGCAAAGGTAACAGCGAACGGAGTGACCGTGGAAGAAACTGCAAAAGCAGCAACACCGCGTGTCACTTTTTTTGATTAAGAAATGGAGGTATTAGAGAATGGCATTACCATTAGCAGAAGCATTTACCGCAAGAAGCCTTGGGGTTATGTGGAATAATTATGAAAAAACGCTTGGTTCTGCGCCTTACTTAGGTAGACAGAAATTTGGAACCAGAAAACAGGACAGCCTTGAGCTTAGATTTATCAAAGGAAAAAACGGTCTTCCAGTATCCTTAAAGGCATCCAATTTTGATGCGCAGGCAGAGTTAAGAGACGTTGGTGGATTTTCGGACATTCAGAACGAGATGCCTTTCTACCGTGAATCTTACATGGTAACAGAGCGTGAAGAGCAGGAGTATGCAAATTACCAGTCGGCAGAAAATTCCAACATGGCAAACCAGGTGCTTAGAGAAATCAGCAAAAAACCGATGATGCTTATTGAGGGGGCAAGAGTGGTGCCGGAACGCCAGATTTGGCAGTTATTAGCACCATCTGATGGTATTCCAAGAGTACAGGTAACAATTGGCGGAAAGAGCTACTATGTGGATTATACTTCGGACAATGGAGTGGCGCACAAGAGAGATCATTACAAGGATATATCCGGAAGCGATACCGATAAATGGTCTGCATCCGAAACAGCAACGCCACTTGATGACCTTATCGAGATTAAACGTGAGTTTGCAAAGAAAACCGGATATTCCCTTGCACGCTTTAGTATGAATACAGAAACATGGGAAATGGTCCTTAAAGCGGAAGATACAAAGAAACAGGTGCTTGGAATTACTGCTTACAATGGCGGCATTCGCTTACAGCAGGGGCAGGTTACAGAGTATCTTAGAGGATACGGCATCGAGATTGAAGTTTACGACAAACTTTACATCGACCCTGCAGACGGTGCCACCAAATATTTTATTCCTACAGGAGTTATTTCAGCGCAGGCATCCGGCGTGTACCTTGGAGATTATGTCTTTGGAAAGACACCGGAAGAGAGAAGCGGAAGTTTAACAGACGGAAACCTTTCTATTGTAGAAACCGGTATTTCGGTATATACATACGCAACAAATCATCCGATCAACACTCATTGCGTTGTGTCAATGATCGGATTACCTACTTTTGAGGGTATGGACAGCGTTGTTGTCATGAAAGTTGCGTAGGAGGTGCGGTATGGTTGCTGAATACACGGTAAAGCGAAATGGAAAGTGGTACAAAGCAGGAGATGAAGTCCCGGACATTGTTCCGGGAGAGAAATCTTCCGGAGGGTACACCAAGACAGAGATTAACAGAATGAGCACTGCTGATTTACAGGCACTTGCCGCTGAACATGGAATCGAGGGTGCAGAAGAAATCAGTGGAGCGGAACTGAAACGCATTTTGATCGAGCAGTTCGGATTATAGGTGGGGAAGAATGGACGAATATACAACATTAGAACAGGTCAAAATCAGACTGAAACAATTTCATATTGAAACCGTTGCGGATGAAGATGGTGTTACTTCTGATGTTGTCGTGTTCGACCAGAAAGAAGATAATCCTTACATTGAACAGCTTATCAAGCAGGCAAGAAATGAAGTGGTAAGCAAGCGGAATTACCCGGAAAGCTACACGGATGAAAAAATATCCGAAGACTTGAAACAGTTTGAGGATGTAATCGTCAATTTATCCGTGTACGACCATTCACAGGCAGGAGAAGCCTATATGGCAAGTTATTCAGAAAACGGCGTAAGCCGTAGCTGGAAAGACAGGGAAAGCTTGTTTGTGGGAGTATTTCCGTTTATAAAATCATTATAACCCCTCGATTTCGAGGAGTTTAGAAGATTGTGCGTTACGTTTTGTCGACGTCGACAAAACGTAGCAGGCGGCACACATTGAGCGGTGGTGGGCGGTGTGCCATAAAAATGAAAGGCGGTATATGATTTGACGATTGAAATATCAACAGCAATCATTATAAGCGTGCTGTCGCTTGGTTTTTCCGTCTTTATGGGCTTGAAGAGCAACAAAAGGACAGACAACACGGATCTTGAAGAGCGCGTGCGGGAGAACACACGCATTAACATGAAGTTGGATGCCATTTCAAACAACACAACCGAGATCAAGAATGAAGTTTCGGAGATGAGAAAAGAAATAAATTCTCACGACAACAGAATTATAAAGGTTGAAGAAAGTGTGAAATCGGCGCATCACAGAATTGACGGGATAGAAACCCGTCTTAATGATGAAAAGGAGGTTTAATCATGGATATTATACAGTCTGTAATTGCAAATATGACAATTATTCTGGCAATCATTGGTGCGCTGGCATTTGTTGTGTCTGTGGTAACACAGGTAATCAAAGGTGTAGGCGTATTTTCTAAGATTCCAACGGACATTTTGGTATTTGTTCTTTCTATCGGAATCACGGTCGCTGCGTTTGTGGCATACATGCAGTACATCCAGACAACAATTTTATGGTATATGATCTTGGCGGCTATTATTGCAGGATTTATTGTTGCGTTTGTCGCAATGTATGGATGGGAAAAGCTTTCTGAGCTGTGGAAGCGGTTCGGCAAGGATGTGAAGTGAAATGCTTGAAATTAACAAGCAAAAAATGAATTATTCGCTACAGAGCGGAAAGGTTCCGGTGTATGTGACGGACGAGGATGGAAACATCGAATATTCGTCATATACCGACTCTGATGGAAATGTAATTTATTACCTTGATGAGGATGGAAACAAAATACCGAAAACAACCGGAGAGTATACAACAGGTTATGAAAAGCCTGTGGTTTTTTATTCTTCAATCAGCAATAAGTTGAGTGAAGCACTTATAAAAGAGTTTGGCGTTGACAATTCAACAAACTTTGTTCAGATTGTCGAGGACAAAGGGAAACTTCCATTGAGCGTCGGCTCTTTGGTATGGAAACGGTCAGATGTAAGGTACAAAGATGAAGAGAATACAATCGTTGACGAAAATTCGGCTGATTACATCGTAAAAGGTGTCGCAGACGAGGGATTGACGGTTGATTTGTTCTTATTGCAAAAAAATGTGAAGTAGGTGCGGCATGGGGAAGAAAGTAATCACAATGAGCCTGTCTGAAAAGTCTATTCAGAACGCCATACGAGAGCTTAGAGCCTATCAAAACAGATTGACATATAAATGTCAGCTATTGGCAGAAAAACTCGCGGAAAAGGGCGTAGAGATTGCCAGAGTGCAAATTGCTGACCTTGACGCAATATTTACATCGGAACTGATTTCAAGTGTTCATGCGGAATATGAAGGAAGCACTAAGGGCGGCGGTATATGGGCGGTAATAGCCGGTACAGACCATGCCGCATTTGTTGAGTTTGGAACCGGAATTGTGGGACAGCAAAGTCCTTATCCTGGGAAACTGCCAGAGGGTGTTTCGTGGCAGTACGCAAGTGGAAAAACTATCCATCAGATTTCAGATGGAAGATATGGATGGTTTTATCAGGACGACAATGGCGATTGGTGGTTTACAGAGGGAATGCCAAGCCGACCATTCATGTATCTGACCGCAAATGAGTTGCGTCAGATTGTTACACAGACAGCGAAGGAGGTGTTTGGATAATGGCAGGCAACCAGTGGGTATTTGACCTTGAAACAAACATTTTTTCCAATGTGGTAACGATTGCCAAACCAAAACTCCAGAAGAAATACAAAAGCATGAATTTTGAAACTGCATTTACAACGGTTGAAAAGAACCTTGATAAAGACCCTGTTTTCCCGACTATTTACATCCATGAGATGCCGGGGCTTGAACGTGGGGCAGATTTAGAGGGCACATCCGTAAATGCGGTGCAGGAAACAATACAGGTTGACGTCATTACAAACACAAAGCAGAGCGATGCAAAAGGGATTATGGCTATTTTAGCTGATGCCTTTAAGCAGATGCGATTTCAAATCACAGCAATGCCGGAGTTTAAAAACGACAGCGAGAAAAAATTTAGAAGCGTTGCAAGGTTCCGGCGGATAATCGGAGCCAACGACAGATTGATGTAAAAGAGCCGAAAGGCTCTATTTTTTATGCACCGGGTGCATAAAGATGTGCCCGATAACCGCATTATTTAGCGGTAGAAAGAGAGGTAAAAATGGCAGCAGCAGGATTGTCTACGTTAGGAATTACGTTTGGCTATGGCACAGAAGCGACAGCCGGAACAAAGCCTACATCATTTAAACAACTCACAAGAATTAACTCGATTGGCGGTATTAACATTGAGCCGGAACAGATCGACGCATCCGCTTTAGAGGATGCAATTACCAGATATGTAAAGGGGCGCGCAGATACAGGCGGTTCATTCCCTATCACGGTAAACCTTACAGACGCCACAAAAGAAGAGTGGGAAGCACTTATCACGGCGTACAAAGCGCTTACCGATGGGAAAAGAATGTGGTTTGAAACCATTATTCCAGGATTTGCAGATGCGTTTTTTGTTGTTGCGCAGCCACCGGAGCAGATACCGCAGCCGGAGATTGGTCAGAATGAGCTTTTGACGGTTGAAATGAACCTTACCATTGAGGAATACAAGGGAATGGACACGGCCGTGGCGTTTACACCGGGGGAATAACACGTCAGTCGAATAGTTCGGTTGAATCGGCTGACGATAATCAGACAACCGAATCGGAACTTGAGGAAACAGTGTAAAAGAATAGGGCGGTCTTCGGACTGCCCTTTCCCTATAAAAAGGGAGAAAGGGAAAGAATATGACAAAATTAAAATTTGGAGAGAAAGAATTACAGATTAAGTTTGGATATGAAGCAACCGTGAAAAGCGGAATTATCAAGAAAGTAGCAAAATTAAACCAGATGGAAGATATGGAAGCGGTTGACGAAATCCTTTTATTTCTGCCAGAGTTAATTCTTGTTGGAGCGCAGAAGTTCCATAAAGAAGAGCTTGGCTATAACCCGGACAATGAAGAAGAAAAGGAACAGCAGCTTGGAAAAGTATATGCCATGCTGGATGATTACTTTGACGGAGAAGATGCAGATGTTCAGGCACTTTACAATGCACTTTTAACAGAGTTACTTGAAAACGGTTTTTTATCAAAACTGCTCAAAGCAGAGCAGAAAGAAGCGGAGAAGAAAACTCCGAGGAAAAAGTAGAAGAACAGAGAGAACTTACATGGGGAACATATTGCACGGAAATCCGCCCATTCTGGCTTTTAGTCACTAAAGGGTATGGATTTACCGTGTGTGATATAGACGCGTCCTGCCCGGCTGATTTAAAGCCTTATGCGGATGCTTACAACTTAGATAAAAAGCAAAGAGACAATGAGATGTGGATGTGGTTTGGAACATACGGATTGTCAGCGGTATCGGTGGCAGTAGAACATTGTCTTGCGGGTAAAAAAGCTAAATCAAAGTATGTAGACAAGCCTATCACAGAGCATAGTTTGTTAAACGATTCTGAAATGACAGAAGAGGAAATTCAGAAACAGAGAGAATTATTTGTGGCAAAACTCAAAATTATGCAATCAAATTATGAGTTGAGCCACCCAAAGAAAGAAGAGGTGCCACATGAAAATTAAAGGTATTGATGTTTCCGGGTACAATGGAAATATTAACTGGTCAAAAGTAGCAGAGAACGGCGTTGAATTTGCCATTTTGAAAGTAATCCGAAAAGATTTGCAGCCGGACAAGTATTTTGAAGCAAACTGGACAGGAGCAACAGAAGCTGGCGTTCCGGTGCAGGGCGTATATAATTACAGCTACGCAACCAACGCAGAAAAAGCGCAGACCGATGCGCAAAGAGTGATCGAAGTTCTTGGCGGAAGAAATGTGATGGTATGGCTGGATGTAGAGGATAAGTGCCAGCAGAATATTGGCGATAAGATTGTCTCTATTATCAATGAATATCAGAAGATCATTGAAGCCGCAGGGTGCAAATTTGGTGTATACACGGGTCTGTCTTTTTACAACAGCTATATCAAGCCATATCTTGAGCATATTGATTGCCCGTTTTGGGTCGCAAGATACCCGTCCAGTACGCCTATGATGATTACGGCAGACGCACCGGAAGACAAGAAGCCTGATATTCTTCATGAACTTTACGGATGGCAATACAGTTCAAAGGGATTTGTAGCCGGTGTTTCCGGATGCGTCGATCTGAATGAACTGTATGTAGCGGTAGACACGGTAAATGTCATGCCGGATCCAGAAAATACACTTCATAAGGTTGGAGAGGAAATCACGGTTTCTTCTTACTACAAATCTTCCACGGCTGGTATTGGAGATGCGATCATCAAGTATGCTTCCGGAACGATTACACGAATCAAAGCGGGTACGCACAATCCATATTGCTTTTCAAAAAATGGAGTTGCAGTAGGTTGGTGCAACGATGGAGATATTCGATCAACGGATGCTTCTGTGCAGTCTACAGATAAAAAGACAACGTATACAGTACGACGCGGCGATACGCTTTCAAAGATCGCAAAAGAAAACAATGTAACGGTTGCAAAATTGCAGAAAGACAACGGGATCAAGAACCCAAACAAAATTTATGTAGGGCAGAAAATTTTGATTCAGTAAAAAATCAAAGACGGTAAGGTGTCACAGCCTACCGTCTTTTTATTATGCGTAGAAAGTTGGTGCGGTCATGGCAGATATTGATGAATTACAGATAAAAATTAAGGCTGATTCTGCAAAAGCAAGTGATTCCATTGATAAACTTGCATCAAGTTTGGATAGTCTTGGGAAAAGTCTATCATTTGATACCAGTAAACTTTCAAACATAGCATCTGGAATTAGAAGCATGTCTGACGCGGCAACAGGGTTTAAGGGTGCAAAATCAAAAGAGATTACATCACTTGCCACCGCATTAAGCAAATTCTCAAATGTAGACACATCATCTTTCTATGGTATATCTGCGGCAATGAAAAATCTTGCTGCAGGAATGAAAGATACGAAAACGATTGATACCAGCGGCATTTTAAATACGGCTTCGGCATTATCAAAAATGGGCGGAAAACTTGCCACGGTTGGTACTGATAATCTGGTAAAGATTAAGGACGATTTGGCTTACTTTGTCAAAGGAATGAACAGCGTAGGGGCGCTTAACTTTGATACAACAGGTTTGACCAATCTGATAGGAAGTATCAGCAGACTTGGTGGTAAGATTTCTACACAGGCGACAGCCAATTTGCCGCAAATATCAGCGCAACTACAGAATTTTGTGCGCCAGATGAATAAAATCGGCGAACTGAAATTTGATATGACAAACATGAGTAGCCTTGTGACGTCCATATCAAGGTTAGGAAGCGTTGCGAGCGGCAGGGCAGTAAACAACATACCTTTGCTTGCAGATAAGCTTAAATACCTGTTTGAGACTCTTTCAAAAGCGCCTAACGTAAGCGCAAACATCATCCGGATGACAGAAGCACTTGCCAATTTGGCAAAAACAGGCGCATCATCAGGTAGAGCAGCAACATCACTCGGAAAAAGTTTGAACATTTTTAGTGGATCTGCGAACAAGGCGAAGAGTAGCAGCTTTAGCCTTGCTGCAGCGTTGGGAAAGCTGTACGCATCATACTGGCTGTTGTTTCGTGCTTTTTCAAAGATCAAGGATGCTATCGACATATCATCTTCTTTGACAGAGGTTGAGAACGTTGTACGTACCACGTTCGGCAATTATGAGAAGCTGATACAGGACTTTTCAAAAACATCCATACAGGATTTTGGCATGTCAGAGTTGACCGCTAAACAGGTGGCAAGCCGATTCCAAGCTATGGGTACAGCCATGGGATTTTCACAAGGAAAGATGGCTGACATGTCGCTACAGCTTACAAAGCTGACTGCGGATATGGCTTCTTTCTACGATATGGAACAGTCTGATGTTGCAAGGAACCTGCAGGCAGTATTTACCGGGGAGACAGAGCCTTTAAGAAAATACGGGCTTGACCTCACACAGGCTACTCTTAAAGAGTGGGCTATGAAACAGGGACTGGATGCCGACATTTCGTCTATGACGCAGGCAGAAAAGACCATGCTCCGGTATCAGTATGTTATGGCTAATACAGCCGCGGCGCAAGGAGACTTTGCGAGAACATCAGACACATGGGCAAACCAGATAAGAATACTTAAGCAGTCATTTGAACAGCTTGCGGCTATTATCGGTGGCGCACTTATTAACGCTTTTAAACCGTTTGTAAGAACTCTTAATGCAGTCATGCAGAAAGTTATTGCTTTTGCAACGACAGTAACCAATGCGTTAGGATCAATCTTCGGATGGAAATTTGAGATTTCTGCCGGTGGTTTGGCAGATGATTGGTCTGATGCAGCAGGGAGCGCGGCTGATATAGCAGACAGCACTGGACAGGCAGCGAAGAACGTTGAAAAGATGAATAAGGGCTTAAGAGCCTTTGACGAACTGAATCTGATTACAACTCCGGATAATTCAAGCGGATCTGGTTCTGGTGGTTCCGGCGGTGGTGGTGCATCCGGCGGTGGTGCGTCCGGTGGGCTGGTACAGGTAGATACCATTTTCAAAGACTATGAAAGTCAGATCAGAAGTTTGCGGGAACTTGGGGCATATATCAGCGATGCGCTATCAGATGCCATGGAATCTATTGACTGGGATAGAATTTATTCCAAGGCTAGAAATTTTGGAAAAGGGCTTGCAGATTTCCTTAATGGGCTTATTACACCAAGATTGTTCGGAGATGTCGGCATGACGATTGCAAGTGCGCTTAACACAGCAATTTATGCAGCCTTGTCATTTGGAGAAGAATTTGACTGGCATAACTTTGGAGAGTCAATTGCATCTGGTATCAATAATTTTTTTAGTACATTTGATTTCCGCTCATTAGCACAGACATTGAATACGTGGGTTGATGGGATAGAAGAAAGCATAAAAACAGCATTAGAAGAAATTGATTGGGAAACTGTAATCAGTGGGATAGGAGACTTTTTAAAGGAATTAGATTTTGACACTGTTGTTGCATTAACACTTCTTGGATCTCCAAAGTTTTTGCACAATGGAGTTGTGCTTGCTGGTGAAGCAATTACAAAGTGGGTAAAAGGCGCCTTTTTGTCAAAGATAGCTGGGACGCAAATAGAAGCTCTGGCAGGATTAGGAGCAGAAATGGTATTGCCAATAACTGCAATGCTTACAATATCAGCTGCTTCGGTAATGTTTATCGACGATATTGATGAATTACTTGTGAAAAAGTTTTCCGATTTGATTGGCGTAGATAGAAATGATGCATGGGAACAGATAAGCAAATATGCATATGTTGGCGGCGGTAAAATACAAGATATAGATGGAAATGTCACCGGAGAATATGAAACAGGTTTAGAGGATATACAAAAATGGTTCAATAGTTTGTTTAGAGAGCACGGAGGAGGAAACGTTAGTTTTGATTCAAAACACGGTGGAGCATCTATGACATTTGAGATTATTCCTCAAACAGATGCATCCAAGTGGAGCGAAATTTCAAACTATATATCGGATTGGTTTGAAAAAAGGAAGGAAACTCTGATAGAAAACATAGACGAATTTAGAGGGCACATCGAATCGTTTAAGGAAAATGTAAGTAGGATTTTTTCTGATTTAGAGAATGATATATCGAATTGGTGGAATGACATATCACCGTGGTTCACAAAAGAAAGATGGCAAGAGTTAGGAAATAACATCAAAGATGGTATTTCCACAAAATGGGGCGAGTTCACAGATTGGTGGACAAACACCGGATTCTACGAGTGGTGGACTAATGTTTCATCCTATTTTACAGAGGAAAATTGGCAGACATTTGGTGAGAATGCAAAAAATGCACTTTCTACTAAATGGAATGAATTTTCAGAATGGTGGTCTGGAACAGGATTTTCAGATTGGTGGAACAATGATGTGACGCCATACTTTACAAAGGAAAAATGGACGAACATTTCCAAAGGAATGAAAGATGGGTTGACAGCAAAATGGAATGAGTTTTCTTCGTGGTGGGAAAACACCGGATTCTATAAGTGGTGGAATCAAGATGTTGCTCCAAAGTTTACAACAGACAAGTGGACATTTAGTGGTATTTCAGATGGATTAAAAAATGCATGGAATAATGCTATAGCCGCTGTAAAACACATATGGAACGGATTTGCAAACTGGATGAACTCAAAGCTTTCTTTTTCGTGGGATGCGGTAAACATTGCTGGAAAGCAGATTGTTGGAGCCGGAAGTATAAATCTTGGAAAGATTCCTACTTTTGCCGCCGGAGGATTCCCAAGCCAGTACAGTATGTTTATGGCGGGAGAAAATGGACGGGCAGAAATGCTGGGGACTGTTGGAGGGAAAACAGCGGTTGCCGGTGGACAGGAAATTACAGGTATTCGAGATGCAGTGTACAGTACGGCGCAACAGGAAATGGAATTGCTAAGACAGCAAAATCAGTTGCTTCAAGGAATTTTGGAAAAAGAATTTGGGATTACATCCGAGCAGATAGGAAAAAGCGCTCGCAATTATGCAAAAGATTACTTTAACAGAACTGGAAGAGAAGCATATATTTTCTAATGACAAATACCGCCACCTGTGGTAGAATCATTTTATTACAAGTGGCGGGAGGAAAAGCTATGAATGAAAAAAGTGAAACAAAATTATGCAAATACTGTCAGATGGAGATTCCAGCTAAAGCAAAAATTTGCCCTAATTGCAGAAAAAAGCAGGGTGGGGCAACAAAGTGGTTTGTTGCGGTGGTTATAGTTGTAATTCTGTTGATTGCCATATTGGGCGGAAACGGAGAAAACAACGATGCAGCTGCTGATTCTACCGAGCAAAATAAAAAAGTTTCTTCTATTAGTACGGTAGATAACAAGGAAGCGACAAGAGAAGAAGTTTCTGATTCTGATTTTTTGGTAAAAGAGTATCTGTACGAAAACACAATAGGAGACACATTAGATTTTTTGATTGTAACAAATAATTCAAACACGAATGTCGCAATTTCTGGGAACGCTATAGCCAAAGATTCAAGTGGGAATTCAATAGGAGCCGCCGACATGAGCATTGATGTATTGGGAGCAGGGGAAACATCTATTGGCGTTTTCTATTTTGATAGTGTGTCCGGAATTGACAAGGTGGATTACACATTAGATTATGACGAAAACCCATATTATAAACCGGTTGTAAATGATTTATCCGTTGAACAGACATTTAATGATGAAAACGTGACTGTATCCGTGACCAATAACAGCACAAATCCGGCGCTTTTTGTAAGCGCGTATGCAATATTTTTTGACAGTAGTAATAATGTGGTAAATTATAACAGCACATATATTACAGATTCAGACAATGAGATTAAACCTGGGAAAACTATTTCGGGGCAGCTTGATTGTTATGGAAAATACGATTATGCAGAGGTATATTTTACTGGAAGAGCAGATAAATAGAATAATAAACTAAAGGAGAAGAATGTATGTACGACAAAGAAAAAGGGATTTATCCATCTGGAGGATATCTTGTTGGTAGAGATTTACCATTGGGCGGTTATGTTTTTACTGCAAAAAACGGTCAAAAAGGTTGCGTTACTCTTTACAAAAGCTATAAAGATTTTAAAGAAGAGGAAATGGAATTAACCTATGAATACTTTGAAGAAGATTATCATTTATCGCTAATGGAAGATGGTAATTACTTATTGGTGGAAAATGCAACAATACAGAAAATATAAGAGGAAGCGCAGAGATGCGCTTCTTTTTTTGAAAAATATTTCAAAATAGTATTGACTTTCTTTGCACGTACATATATTATTAAGGCATAAAGATTGCACGTGCAATCAAAAAGAGAGGAAGTGATTATGTGTCTCCATTAAAAAAAGGACAGAAACTTACTGATAATCCTAAAAATGTTAGGCTTGATTTGAGACTTACAAAAGCAGAAGCAGAGGATTTGCAATATTGTGCGGATAAGTTAAAAACAAGCAGAACGGATGTTATCAACATGGGGATTAGAAAAGTGAAAGAAGAAATCAACAAAAAATAAAGCGTTCCAACCCTAGACAAGTTAAACGCTTTATTCAACACAGCCACCAAAAGCGGTTGATACATGGATTATACCGCTTTTTGGAATGGTTGTCAAACAGCAAACGAAAGGAAGGTAAAATCTATGAGAAGCATTGAAGAAATTGTAAGAACGATACTTAATAGTGACGCGCTGATGGAGAAAGTGAATCATGTTGTGGAAATCGAGAGGATGAAGTATAACCGTGGTTGGAGTACCGAGACGGACATTGATAATTTTTCTCCGATTGGTTTTCGCAAAGTGGTAACATCAGCCATGAATTTGCTCGGACTGCCGAACGAATCCGATGAGGTTGATATTGCCTGCGAAATTCTTAAGGACATTTTCAGAAATGAAATCATAAAAAAGGATGGAACTTATTTGCCGAGCCAAATTGAGCAGTACAGATCGTTGCTTTCTCGGCTCGCAATCGAATGTGATAACGAAAAATTGTTGCGCGGCGTTGTAATATTTATGGCAGATTTGAATGATGAGGACGTAATAGATCACGACGGTATTTACCGCCTTGTAAAGAAAGGCGGTGCAAGATGAAAGAACAGCTGATAACGGAAATCCAGAGCATACAGGACGAAAAATTTTTGCAGTTTATTTTGAACACAATTATTTCATTTAAGCAGAAATGGGGGATTTACTGATGAACGATATTCAGATTTTTAACAATCCAGAGTTTGGAGATATTAGAACAGTAGTCATTGACAATGAGCCGTGGTTTGTAGGAAAAGACGTAGCGGATATTCTGGGGTACCAAAACGGTAGTAGAGATATTAACCGTCATGTAGACGAAGAGGATAAGCGACTCACCAAAATGGTGAGTCAGGGTCAGAATAGGGATATAACCGTTATAAATGAAAGCGGTCTGTACTCCCTCATTTTTGGCAGCAAACTGGAAAGTGCGAAGAAGTTCAAGAAATGGGTAACATCCGAAGTTCTCCCATCCATTCGTAAGACTGGTACATATATGATGCCTCAGACCACGGACGGGAAGATTGCATTGCTTGCACAGGGGCACACGGAGCTTAAAGCAGAGGTCGACGAAATCAAGGCGGATTTGGAAAGTCTTAAGATGGACTTACCGATACTTCCGGTGGAAGCCGACCGCATTACGGAAGCTGTCAGAAAGAAAGGCGTTTCAATCATGGGAGGAAAACAGTCGAGCGCATACAGCAATCGTGGATTACGCCAAAAGGTTTACAACAACCTGTATGCTAATCTGAAATACAACTTTGGGGTTCGGTCTTACAAGAGCATCAAGCGTAGCCAGTGTGATAAGGCAGTGCAAGTGATAAATGCTTATCAAACGCCGTATTTTTTGCAGGAACAGATTGACGATGCCAATATGCAACAGAGGTTGGAATTTGAATAAACTGTATCTTTGGACGGAGAAAGGAGCATTTCTTCACGCCAAATCATTGAATAATGATGTTGCATGGGATGTGTAGGGATGCTTGCGAAGCGGAATACCAGAAGTATAAAATTTAAAACGAATAATTTTAGCGCCTATCAAAAAACGGTAGGTGCTATTTTTGTACCCATTTTTAGGAGAATAGCCATGAAAAAATATAAACCAATAGACTGGGGTAAGTGCTCGGAAAACCGGACACCAATAGGAAACCCGAATAATTGCGTTGTGGCGGATATTCTGCCGGACGGAAAAACTGAAATCTTATTTTCAAGTGATGATAACGGTGTTCATATTTGCAAAACTAAAAAGAAAACTTGATTGGAGGTGTTTTGTATGGCGTACAGCGGATGGCTGTTAAAGATTGGAAATTACACAGTACCAATGTCTTTCATGAAACCGGAAACATATAGCCCATATGTGAATATGCAGGACTTAGATGATTATACGGATGCCAATGGTTATCTACATAGAAATGCCGTGGAATTAAAGGCGTTAAAAGTTGAGTTTGAAACACGGGCTATGCTTACAAACACGGAATTTAATGCCATTATAAGTAAAATCCGTCAGCAGTTTGCCAATGCAACCGGAAGAGCCTGCTATATCACAGCGTACATCCCGGAATATGACGATTATGTAACACAGTACGGCTATATGGCAGATTTTCAACCTACAATATACGGAACTTATGGAGGTCAAATTCATTACAACTCTGTAAGACTGGCATTTATAGGGGGTGTATACGATGGTTAATTACCAATATTCAAGCCTGTTTTTAAAGGACAGCGTAGACAAACAGTTAAACATCGTATCTGATGATGGAAAAATCAATATCACAAACACCGAACTGCACCAAGAAAAATTTGAATTGACAGAAAGCTTGTGTTCGGAATCTGAATTAACATTCGGGGCATGTGAAGCCGGGATGATTAAATTCACGGTGTCCAATGTATTCTTGCCAATGAAAGGCAAGTGGTTGACTGCAAAGCTGACTCTTGATGGTCACAAAGATAAACCATTCCAAATAGGAAGATACAAGGTTTATTCTGACACACCTACGGCAGATCGGACGTGCCGGGATGTGGTAGCTTACGATGCTTTGTATGATATTTTATCATCTGATGTTACTAATTGGTACAATCAGATACTTCCACAAAAAGATAGCAAGGTAACGCTCAAACAATTCAGAGATAGCTTTTTTAATCATTTTGGAGTGGAACAGGAAGAAGTATCTCTTGTAAATGATGAAATGATTATTGAAAAAACTGTAGAAGTGAAAGCATCAAGTAGCGGAAGTTCAGATACCGCAGAGAAAAGCACGATAGGCGAAGCCATAAGCGGAAAAGAGGTTTTGTTTTGTATACTTGAAATTAACGGTTGTATGGGAAATATCGGACGCGTTGGAAAGTTTCGCTATGTGTACTTAACGCAAGAGATGCAGGGGCTTTATCCGGCGAATGATCTTTACCCGGCGGATGATCTTTATCCTAGAAATCCAAAGAGCACTAGCATAAGTAAAAGCCAGTACATTTCAGCACAATATGAAGATTATATTGTCAGAACGATTGACAAACTGCAAATTCGTGAAAAAGAGAATGATATAGGAGCAATTGTAGGTGATGGCGGAAACACTTATGTGATCGAGGGAAATTTCCTTGTTTATGGGAAAGGGACAAAGGAATTAAACGAAATTGGAGAAAAAACGTTATCAAAGATAAAAGGAATTATATACAGACCATTTAGTGCTGACTGCAAAGGAAATCCATGCCTTGAGGTCGGAGATGCGGTACGGTTGACTACAAAATATGAACTGATCGAGACTTACATCCTAAAGCGCACGCTGAAAGGCATACAGGCTTTGCGTGATGATCTGGAAGCGGACGGGGAAGAGTACCGGACAAGTAAGGTCAACGGAATACAGCGGAGCATATTGCAACTGAAAGGAAAAAGCAACACGCTGGAACGGTCAATTGAGGAAACAAAGTCGACAATCGTTGATGTGGAAAAGGGCTTGCAGTCCCAGATCACACAGACAGCCACAGAAATCCGTTCAGAAGTAAAGAATACCACTGACGGGTTATCATCACGGATTACCCAGAATTCAGAAAGCATTACTGCAGAGGTAAACCGGGCAACAAATGCAGAGGGAACATTATCATCAAAGATAACCCAGACAGCAGAAAGCATTACTGCAGAGGTAAACCGGGCAACAGAAAAAGAGGGACAGCTTGCGGCGGCAATACAAATTAATGCAGAAGGGATCACAAGCAAAGTTTCCCGAGACAGTGTCGTTTCGGAAATTAACCAGTCAGCAGAGGGACTAAAGATTAGAGCTGATTTGTTGGAACTCAGGGGATCTGTGGAGATGACCGGCGGGTATGTGCACATTGACGCGACAGAGAGTACGGACAACTTGGTTGAATTGAAACGGGAAGGCACTCTTGTGCAGATGGGAACAGATGGATTGAAGTCAGTAGCAGATACGAGGGAACTCACAGCCAGCTATTCGGCAGTATCAGTGCGTGATACATCAGCCAATACGATTGCACAGATGTTGTCGACCGGAAAAGGAATCTCATCCTACGGGTGGGAATCTTATTCGGACAAGCGACTAAAACACGGTATAGAATCTCTTGATCGGGAAAAGAGCGCAGCGCTTATACAGTCTCTGCGTCCGTGCCGATTTATTTATAACTATGACGCCGCGGGACATTACCGGCATGGTCTGATTGCACAGGAAGTGCTGGCGGCGATTGGAGATGAAGACTGGGCGATTTGCTCCGAGAATCCAGACCCGAACGGCAATGCCTATTATTCACTTGACAAAACAGAGTTGATTGCTGATCTGATAGCTACGGTACAGTTACAGCAAGAGGAAATAGAAGAATTAAAAAGGAAAGTAGGATAAGAAAATGGTCAACGCAAAAATCCGTGAGTTTGAAAATAACATTATCAATTTTATAAATGCAAGCAGTGATGTTCCTATTGAAGTAAAACATCTGGTGCTTAAGGATATTTTGCACCAGGTAGAAGCGGAAGCAAACCGGCACGTTATCGCCGAGCGGGAGCAGATGCAGGAAAATCTTAAAAAGGAGAGTGAGGATCATGAATAAAGCATATAAACGTATCAACTGGGAGAATTACCCGAGCGATGCTACGCCTTTGAATGAAGCGAATCTCAACAATCTGGACAGTGCCACAGATACCATTGACGACCGTGTGATTACTCTGGATACCACAAAAGCCACGAAAACAGAGGTAGCAACTCTTGTGTCGGATGTGACCTTTGAGGAGTCGACCGGAATCATCACGATCACAAAAAAGAATGGTTCAAAGTTTACCATTGACACGCAGATGGAGAAAATCGCGGTAAACTTTGACTACAATCCGACCACGGAGCAGATCGTACTTACTCTGATCGATGGCACAAAGCAGTACATAGACCTGTCGGCGCTGATTACGCAGTATGAGTTTCTTGATACGGATACCGTGGCTTTTACCATTGGCACGGATGGTAAGGTGTCGGCAATCGTGAAAGAGGGAAGCATCAAGGAAAAACATTTAGAGCCTAATTATCTGGCAAAGATCAAGGTAGAGGTTGCAAAGGCAGAAACAAGCCGGGCAGATGCGGCGGCAAACGCTACCAAGGCGGAAAGCTATGCAGTTGGCGGTACCGGAAGCCGGGAGGGAGAGGACACGGATAACGCACAGTATTATTACGAGCAGGTCAAGCGCGTGTCGCAGGGGCTTAACGGCATTATACCAATGGGTACGGTAGCATTTACGGATCTTCCGGTATCCGGCATGAAAAACGGATGGATGTACAACATCAGTGATGATTTTACCTCAGATGATCGGTTCAATGACGGTGGTGGTATTTTTTATGGTAAGGGTAACAACGTCATCTGGACATCCGAAGGGAAATGGGATGTAACAGCTGGATCGGGCGTGACGGGGATCAAAGGGAACAAGGAGAAAACATACCGGCAGGGAAATGTTAATCTTACACCTGAGCAGATCGGCGCATTGGCAGAAGATGGAGATACATCAGATACAACCGTTGCTTTTGCAAGCAGTGACACGCCGGATGTCGATGCAAGCGCTTGGGAAAGTGTCGCAAAGCTGACAAGTGGCGAAAAGCACACTTCACTTTTTACCAAGGTGTCACAGATGTTTAAAAATGTGCGGTATCTGTACAAGATGCTTGGAAGCACGGACATATCTTCTATCGGTGGTGGGACAGTGACGGGGGCGATTTCTTCGCAAAACGAAGATTTGTCGCAATTAAATACGAATTTAGCTGATTTAATAATCCAACATGCCATAATTAACAAAAATGGAACTTATGGATATATCAAAGATTGCATTGGCACTGTTTGTTATAAAAATAAAAGTGCGTTTTTCCATATTGAAGGCGAAATCAGCGGCGTTATAGACCTATCTTTTACAGATTTTGGGTTGTCGCAAACTTTAAAAACACCCTCAAGTATCTATGGTGATGTTACCAGTGGTCAATATAAACTACTTGCAACGGCAGAAGACGAAAACAAAAACATACTTTATATAAGAGTCTTTTCAAACAATGCGTCGGTACAATTAAGTACAACCGCTGTAGGAATTTACGGAGCCACATTTGCAGTTATTTTTGCGTGACTATTTGTTTCCTGTCGAGAGACCGTTACGGCAAAGTTGGCAAAGCTATATTACAAAATTTCTAAATAATATAATGGCTATCCAAGATTTGTATTTAACTTCGCTAAAGCTTCGTTATGCGAAGAAAACAAACGTTCTGACGCTATTCAATTGGCACAAACCTGCATAAGCAGTGTTTTATATCTGTTCAAAACCCAGACGTTTTTGTTGACCAAAAGTGACAAATCATACGATTTCTGTCGAAACTTGCGACCGAAATGATTTGAATAATGCTGACAAAATTTGTAAAATAAAATTGTCCGATAAGGGCACTTCAAGTTCTGGAGAGGGGGCGATGTTTGGCGATTCATTGCCCCCTCAAATGTTACTGGCAAATAATGGTAATTTTTTTGTGTGGGGTTGACTGCAAAGAACATACGTTCTATAATGACATTAACATTATCGGTTGCAGAGATTGGAGGAGAATAAGATGGGGGAAAATGAGTGCAATGAGGAAACAGCGTTTTACAAGGAAAAAATAACTGAAATGGTCGTTAAGTGCGACAACGAGCGATTTTTGAAATTTTTATATAACACAATACTTTCATTCAAAAAAAAGTGGGGCATTTAGTGCCCCTCTTTTTCATGCCAATAGGTTATATTGTCAAATATAGTCTGTCTATGTTCTTTGCTAAGTTTCATTAGCATTTTTAAGTTATCCAGCAATTCACTATCTGACATAAGGTCTGGAAGAATATCTGGTGCGTTTTCTAAATTATCTTCCCAACCCATTAAATAAGATGGAGAAACTTCAAGAACTTTCCCAATAATTTCTATTTTATCACTTGGAATATTAGTAATAATGTTGTTTTCATATTTATATAGTGTTTGCTTTGAAACTTTTATTTTCTCTGCAAGCTCTACTTGTGAAATACCTAAAAGCTCTCTCTGCTTTTTTATCCTATCTCCGATTGTCATTTGAGTTTTCCTCCTTTCCTATTGGTAACTTTATTATAACACAAAAAAGTTACTCGTCAAGAAAAAAATAACTTGACAAGTTACCAAAATGGAATATAATAAAAGTAACTTCAAAAGTTACGAAGTTAGAAAGGAGTAGTCAGATGGTTGATACAAACAAACTTCGCGGCGTTATTGCTGAAAATGGCAAAACACAGGCTGATGTTGCGGAAATGATTGGAGTTACGCCAAAAACATTTTATATGAGAATGAGTAAGGGCGTTTTTGGAAGCGACGAAATTCAGGTTATGATTGATAACCTTCACATCCAAAATCCAATGGATATTTTTTTTGCAAAGAAAGTAACTTAAGAAGTTACTAGAAAGGAGATGTAAAAAACATTGGAAAAATCAAGATATTCTGTTTTGGATTCATCTGGAAAAGCAACGATTGTTGAGCGTAAAGACGGAAGATATATTGACATTGAAGAAATGGCGCAGCATGTCGCATTTAATGTTTTGGACGATTACAGCAAAATTCTTAATGGCGAAAAGAAAATTGATGAGACAAACATTAGATTGTCTATCAATGTTCTCAACGCCGTTGCTCCGTTAGCAAAATATTTTAGAACGGGCTGTGCCTACGGAAAGGATTAGTAGATGCAGATACTTTTGCTAAAGTTGGTTCTTCTTCCGAAATTTCTTCATTGATTTCTTCGCAGTATTGGTCGTACTTGATTTTGAAATCATTGAAAGAACCGTTATATCCACAGATTTTAGCAATAGCGTAGGCAGATACATATTCATCGTTCAAAATTACACCTCCCTTATTTGATGATAAGGGAATTATAACATAGAAAGGAGAAGAATGTTGCATAGCATTGAAGAATTAAAAGATACCCTCTACCAGCAAATCGAAACGCTGGCAGAGGAAAGTAAGAAAACATCAGATACGGAAACAAAAATTCGCATTGCAGGCGAAATCGACCGTATCGCTGAAACGATTATTAGGATTGATGCCGATTGAGTATTGATTCGATGCTAGATATGTTTCTTTCGATAGATTTTAGCTCTGAAAGATTTTTAATGCTTTTTAAATTACTTAATTTATGAACAGCACAACAATCAGAACTGGAAACATACCAAGCACAATCGCGTATGCAATCTCTAAAATCGTTAAGTGGACATTTGTTAATGGTTACCACCTCCTTATGGAGGATTATAACACGGAAAGGAGTTGGATGGAATGGACGAGTTAGTGAAAGTCAATTTTGATACACAGACAGTATCGGCAAGAGATTTATACGATTTATTATCGAAAGAAGACGGAGTTAAAGGTACAGAACGTTTTAGTAAATGGTTTGAAAGATATTCTGGGTATGGATTCGTACAGGGCATAGATTTTTCAACCCCGAACAAAAAAGTACGGGTTCAAATCGAGGGAACCAGAGAGGTTCAGCGAGAGGTAGACGATATTGATATTTCTGTTGATATGGCAAAACAGATTTGTATGTTGCAGAGAACGGAAAAAGGAAAAGAAATTCGCCAGTACCTCATCGACTTGGAAAAGGCGTGGAACACACCGGAGCAGGTATTTGCCAGAGCGTTAAAGATGGCTGACGAGAAAATCAACAGCCTTAAGGAAAACAACACAAGGCTGATCGCGGAAAATCAGCGAATGAAACCGAAAGAAATCTTTGCTGATGCTGTAGCAACAAGTCACACATCAATTCTTATCGGAGACTTGGCAAAGCTGATCTGCCAGAACGGCTATCAGATAGGACAGAAGCGGTTGTTTGAGTGGTTGCGTGAGAATAACTTCCTTATTAAAAACGGTTCGTCAAAGAATATGCCGCAGCAGAGATATGTTGAACAGGGGTTATTCGAGGTAAAGGAAAGCAACGTGCAGAATCCGGACGGATCAGTAAGAATTACTCGGACAACCAAGGTAACAGGAAAAGGTCAGATATACTTCGTCAACAAGTTTTTGGAAAGAGGTTGCGCTGATGAAGAATAGAACGAAAAACTGGTAGCCACCAACAACTCATATGGAGTTTGGAAAGATTAACAGGAGGAATTCATGGATAAACAAACGAATATTGCTTTAAGAAAAACATTGGATCAGATCGGCGCAAGCCATTCGCTCAAAGGATACACATACACAATTAGAGCGATAGAGAAATGTCTGGACGACAGGGATGTGCTTAGATGTGTTATGAAGGAAATTTATGCAAAAATCGCAGAAGAGAACGGAACTACCGCATCCAAAGTAGAAAGAAACATCCGGAACTTAATAGAGGTCACATGGATAAATGGAAATGTGAATGCGATCAATGAGATTTTTGGTTATACGGTTTCGCCGAAAAAGGGGAAGCCAACCAATTCAGAATTTATTGCGGTAATAACAGATTTTGTGTCCTTACATGGACAGGAAATTGAAAGTGATTCTTATAAGTGGCGGGAGTGAAGTGCGTATGAAGAAGTTGGCAATGGTGATTGAATTTGTAGGCGCGGCGATCTTTTTTCTTTGTATGTGTGCGGATGCAACGGAAAATCCTATTGTAGCGATACCGACCATAATCAGCTTAATTTTATTGTATGCCGGATCAAGAATTGAAGGAGGATGGCAGGATGCGGAAGAGATTGTCGAAGATCATGATTATTATGTTGATGGTGATGACACTGACGATGGTATTACCTACATTACATACGACAGCAACGGAACCGAGCGATACATGGATTTCAAATGAGTATCTTCCTTATATAAAGGATATTTCAAACGAATATCATATTTGCCCGGAAATGGTAATGGCGATCATCGAGCATGAAAGCAGTGGACAAGCCGATGCGGAGAATGGTGGATGCAAAGGTCTCATGCAAATTTATGAAAAATATCACAGAGACCGCGTCTTGGAGTAGAAGATCTCTATGATCCATATGGGAATATTCTCGTTGGATGCGATTATTTGGCGGAGTTGTTTGAAAAATATGAGGGAGACATGAGCACAGTTCTTATGATCTATAGCGGAGAATCAGATGCGTTGACCATAACATACGAGAATCGCACTGAATACGCCAAAAGCATAATGAACAGGACGGTTGAACTTGAAAGACTTCATGAAGAAACGGAATCAGACTTTGGAGAGGGTCTATAAATACTACTACATTATAATACGAGGAGAATTTCAAATATGAATAAAGAAACAATGGAAAACAACAAAGTGGAACTGGCAGGCGTGATTATTTCAGAGCCGGAGTTTATGTATGAATCATACGGAGAGAATTTTTACAAAATATCTCTTGGAGTAAAAAGAAAGAGTGGCGCCGTAGACGAGATCCCATTAACAATTTCAGGAAGACTGTTTGATATGGATGACAGATATTCAGGAATGGCGGTAAGGGTTTCTGGAAGTTATCGATCATTCAACAAACAGGAAGGTACCAGACGCCGGTTGATCTTATCTGTGTTTGTTTGTGACATTGAGGCGATTGACTCAAAAGATGCGAATATTGATAAGAATTGCATTACGATCAATGGATATGTTTGCAAAGAGCCGAATTACAGAGAGACGCCACTTGGTCGCGAGATCACAGACATGCTGATTGCAGTAAACAGAGATTATGGGAAATCTGATTACATTCCGTGCATTGCCTGGGGAAGAAATGCAAGATTTGCAGGAGGATTTAAAATCGGGACCCGTGTTAAGTTGATTGGCAGAATCCAGAGCCGAGAATACGACAAGAAGATTTCTGACACGGAGTTTGAGAAGAAAGTGGCTTATGATGTTTCCGTAAGCAAATGTGATGTGATTGAGGAGGGGAAAAATGAAAATAACAATTAAGAGTATTCACATCGAGAATTTCAAGGGAATCAAGATGCTTGACGTGACTTTCTCGGGCAAAACGAAGATCAGCGGACAGAACGCCGTAGGAAAGACAACGATCTTTGATGCGTTTACATGGCTGCTTTTCAACAAGAACAGTTCTGGAGAGGAAAAGTTTAATGTACGACCACTGAACGAAGGAATACGAGTTGATAATGTGGAGATCAAGGTGTCTGCCATTCTGGATGTAGATGGAAAGGAAGTTGAACTTTCCAAGACACAGAAACAGAATTGGGTTAAGAAGCGTGGAACCGATACGGCAGTATTGCAGGGGAATGTTAATTCGTTTGAGATTGACGGCTATCCGAAGAGTGAAGCGGATTTCAAGGCATATGTTTCGGAATTGGCACAGAGCGAGGAAATGTTCAAAATGCTGACTAATCCGCAGTATTTCTCTTCCTTGAAATGGAAAGACCAGAGAGATATTCTTATGAAACTTGTTTCAGAGGTTTCAGATGTAGAGTTGGCACAGACGGACGCGAAGTATGCGCCATTGCTTTCGGAATTAGAGAAAGCACCGTCTACGGATGATATTAGAGCAAAATTTTCCAAAGCATTGAACGAGTGGAAGAAGAAGCAGGCAGAGATTCCAGTCCGAATTGACGAAGCCATGAAATCCAAGGTTGACATCGATGTTGCAGAACAGGAACTTGCGAAAACAGACTTGGAAACCAAAATTGCAGATATTGATGCGAAGATCAAAGATTCTGACGGAGTAATGATGGAGTTAGGACGTGAAGAAATGCAGCTGCAGTTTGATATGTCTGGAATTATGCAGACTATGAATCGCGATCTGACAAACAGGAGAAGCGAGATCGAAGCAGAATTACGCGATTTGCAAAACGAGATGAAGCGATTTGCAGATACTATTGCTTTGAAAGAGAGACGGGTTTCAGAAAACGAGACGGTTATTTTCAATGCTGATTCAGAGCGGAAAAGGCTTGGAGAGGAGTACAACGCAGAAAAAGCAAAGGCTTTTGATGAATTCCCATATTTGTTTCATGAATCCAAGTGGGTAGATCGGAAGAGCGTCGTG